TCACGACCTGAAGGTGTTACACTGTCAGACGATATTCTGAAAAGGAATTTTCTGATTAGCCTAAAGCGCGACATTAAAAAATCATTGGCATGGATTCGCTCTCATGCGGTAATGTTTGACGATAATGCTAACGTTCGTTACACTATGCAAAACGAACTAATAAAAGCATATAATCCCGCTCAATATAATAAGAGGTTCGCATGAAAAAATTACAAGCAAAATTGAACGAATTGGCAGAAGCCAATACCCGCAAAATCGCGGTTGTGTTAGAGGGTCGAGATACTGCTGGTAAATCTCGCACAATTCGCACTGTTACGGAATACTTGAATCCGCAATGGTATTCGATTGTTCCATCCACTAAACCATCCGTTTCTGCAATGGCGAATTGGTGGCAATGGTGGAATGGCAAAATGCCCGCTTTTAGTCAAATCGTTTTCTACGATAGAAGCTGGTATTCTCGTGCGATGGTTCAAAAAATCAATGGCTGGTGCTCTGAAAACCAATACAAAGCATTTTTGGACAGATACAAGCACTATGAAAACGAGGTTCACCATGATACCCGTTTTATCAAATTCTGGTTATCAATTTCTGAGGTTGAACAGAAAGCGCGAATAGAAGCGCGAAAAAAATCACCCCTAACATATTGGAAATTTTCCGAAAATGACGAAAACGCATTATCACACTATGACAGAATGACATTGCTAAAAGAAAAGGTTGTTGGTGCTGACTGGATTGTGGTAGACTACAACAATAAACAAATCGGAATTGAAAACTTTTTAACTAAACTCATCGAGGAAATCGAAAAATGAAAATGCTTAAATCTACTGACTCACCAAACGAAATTGACGGCTCACCGTTTGACGATTTTGGTTTTAACTATCTTTGGAGACTTCACCATTTAGAAAATTATGTACCAGCATTTTCTAACATGAATATTATCAAAAACGGCTTTGCAAAATATTGCCGCTCTGGTGGATTCTCTGGCGTTGAGGCTCGCATCATAGAAACGCTAAAAGGTATAGAGGAATCTTTTGAAATTCCACGAGGCTCACTTGAAGCGGAATTGTTGGCGCTGACTACTGGCACGTTTAACGAGACACTATCAAGCGAACAATTTTTTCATAAGAAAAATAAATCATGGCGGCTCGCTGGTTTGTTCCGCGATTTAAAAGCGAAAAATCAGAAACCCGTTGGCGGCCATTCCGAATTTTTCAATATGCAAAATAAAAACGCTAAAGCGAAATTCGCAAATGCACAAAGACAGACGAACAAAAAAATCGGCTTGGACACTGTGACTTGGAAACGTGAAAACAATATTCACGGTTGCCCGACACCGTTAGAAAATCCTGACGAAATTGGGTACGCCTAATGTTTCACGTGAAACACGGGCGGCACCCCACCGCCCGCCAATTTTGGCGCGCGGGCGCCAGTGGGAAAGCGATGTGGTAAACCGATGGTGTTGCTCGCGCCATTATAAGTGCAAAACCTAAGAATGTCAAGTCTTTTTTTCACCATTGGAGCAAATAAATTCAAACCAACAAGTCTCCTGCGCCATAATAAGTGCAAAAGCTAAGAAAGTCAAGAAGTTTTTGCGGGTGTGGTGCAAATTATTCCAAAACACGCAGGTCTTCCTGCGCCAGAGTGCAAAACCTACCCGTCCCCGCGCCAGTATACGTGCAAAAGCGACGAATGTCAAGAAATTTTTGCGGGGTCGCGGGAAATTAGCGCAAATAGCGGAAGTCTCCTCATCCCCGCCGCAAATTGAAGAAAATTGCAGGAAATTAGCTAAAAATCCTTGACATTACGACCCCGCGCGCGGCCCCCCGGAATTCCCTTGCGTTATTTGCACGATTGGGGGCAATTTTAGTTGACAACGGATTTAAATGCTGATATAATACACGCATGAAAAAAATGGAAAAGCAAATGACAATGAATCAGTTTGACTTGCTCCTTATGCACGGTGGCATGATGCACGACGGTTTGTCTTCGGACGAAGCTATTGCAGCCATCATGATTATGGAAGAGCCTGCTGAGGATATTGCATGGCTCATCAAAAGAGTCAAAGGTAAAGGTAATGAAGCTAAGTAAAGACGAAGTAGCCTTTGCTACAGAAGTAGTACGTAAGCTAATAATATCTAACATGAAGGATGACAGCCCTTTGCATCCAAAAGTTGCACGGGCTGAACTTACAGAACTGATACTTATTGGTGAAGATTTAATGAATGACGCAGGGTGGGATGCTACCGACAACCCTTGTGAATTTAAGGTAGGAAATATTTGGAAAGGAAGGAAAAGATTTGTACAACGCTAAAGTAAAAAAGGGTTATTGGCCGAAAGGTAGGCAGCGCATGGTTATGCGGGCTGTTGCCTTTGCCCTTAACGAACTAAAGCTCCATGAGGAGGTTAGGGCGTATCCTTTAGAAGTCATCATGACTAAGTTCAGTGGTGACTACTACGGCGATTCTTGGATGCACGAAACAGGCTATGAAATACGCTTGAACAGCCGATTTAACAACAAGCGGGTAGCCCAAAGCATATTCCATGAAATGACTCATGTAAAGCAGTTTGCTTTCGATGGGTTAGAGTTAGGCAGTCGTACCGACAAGTTCCGTGGTAAGAAGTACCGACGTGTGGATTACTGGGACGCTCCATGGGAGGTAGAGGCTAGAAAAATGGAGAAAAAATTACTACGAAAATGGAAAAAAATTGTTGACACGACACCTTACTTTTGATATAATACTTGTATTGAAATTGAGAACAACTTAAAATTTTTCGGGAGAAAAAATATGAAAGCTACAGCAACCCAGTCAAGCAACTACCCTCAGGAAGTTATTGACAGCATGGTTTCAGCTTATGAAGCCGCCCCTACTCGCACGACTGTTAATGCTTTAGCAGCCGAGTTTGACAAGACTGAGCGATCTGTTATCGCTAAACTGTCTGCCCTTGGTGTCTACGTTGCACAGCCAAAAGCTGCTAAGCGTCCGCCTCAGGTTCGCAAAGCTGACCTTGTTGCTGAAATCGAATCAGCTCTTGGTGTAGAGTTTGTAAGCCTTAACAAAGCAGGCTTTGCTGATCTACAGAAGCTGCTCGCAGCAGTATCGTAATCAGAATGAGTTGGCCGTCTCGCTAATAAAACGGCCACGAGGAGGTTGGAGCGGTACCTCGTAAACAAAAAAAATCGTCCACGAGGGTTTGGGTGACTCTCATAAAAAAAATCGCCCTAGCTAGCATCGTACTGCTAACCACAAGGACTCGGCGTATACAGCCGGGCGTCTTGTCCAAGCCCAAGACGATAAAAGGTGGCGCTTTGGGGTTGCACTCTACAGCATTCCAAAATAGGCGTAGAGGGAGTGGTTGGGACTCCGAAACTCGACCGCGTAAGTCACGTGAAGACCAGTATGGAAACATATGCAATTAACCCTGCGTACGCGGGGTTTTTTGTGTGCATAATCAAAATAATTCTTGACATTTTTGTTGAAAGATGAGATAATATGTAAGGATGAAATTTTAAGGTGAAAAAGGAGAACTTTATGAGTGATAACGTGATTGAATTTCCTAAACCTTTTGATAGTAGTAGCTTAGTGGATCAGATGCATGGTTTACAGGTAGAATTAAGCGAAAACTATCAAAAGATAATGGAAAATTACATGCTTAGTAGAGCTTTAGAGCTAGAAAGCACAAATTTACAAAAAAGATACGATTCAATACTGATGCGGTATGCTGAAATCGTAGGGCACGAAAATATCCCAGTAGGATTAATAGAGTACTCAACCCATATCGTCTCTAAAGAGGACGACGAAATTACTATGATTAAAAAGGAGGGTTTGGACGAGCAGCTTGATATTCTTCAGGCTAATGTCAGAAAAACTATGGATGAACTAGCAACTTATTTGCAGGAAATGAATAAAGATGAACTACAGTGAGGTACAAACTAAGTATATAATCGAAGAATATTCTAGCGCCCCTAACCGAGAAACAGTAGAAAGGCTAGCGGGTGAATTAGAGAAAACTATTAAATCAGTAATCGGCAAACTATCACGCGAAGGCGTGTACCGCCGAGAGGTTTATAAAACGAAAACGGGTGAGAATCCGATTACTAAAAAAGAAATTGTAATCGAAATAGCAGACGCTTTAGGGATTAACGAAGAATCGCTACTGGGTCTCGACAAAGCGCCTAAAAACACATTGAAATTACTGGAGGCAAGTATTAAGTGTTCAATATCTACGTGAAGTTAATGGAAGAATGCGCTGAAGTGATTCACGCAAGTAGTAAAGTCTTAAAGCGGGGTCGCCACGGGGTTGAGAAGCAGTATTTATCCGAAGAAGTTGGAGACTTACAAGCAATTATTGGATTAATGATTGACCAAGGACTAATCGATATGCAGACAGCTAGAAGGAAGAAAAATTCCACTGAAAATAAATACAGGAACCTAAAAGATGGATGATTTCCTACAACAATTCCTAAAAACACTGACCCTAATCACAATCTACGTGATATTTCCCTTAATTTTATGGAGTATTTTCCTTTCCTTCTTTTAAAAAAATTTTTCAAATTGCACAAAATTAGGACGAAGTTGTACTTAAATATTTACAGACCCCTTAAGTCGTAACGGTGTTATTAAATTATCGGGGTCATTATAGTTGATCAAACTTCGTTAACAATTTAATACCTTATTTTTGGGATTATGCTTACTCTACATCACTTTCAATAATATTATGGGTTTGGAGATGGAATCTCCTTTAATTCCGATTCCACTCCAAGCGCATAAATATTTCAAACTATTTCGTAAGCATTGAGTTGTAACAATCTTGATTGATCTCATTTATCATCAATTTGAGTATTATTTTATCACACTTTTTGGCATAACACAAGTTTTATTTTTGAGTAGGTAAATGAAATTGCTGATTTCTACGCGTTTAAGCAAACTAAAAAATGTTCTATTTTTATAGAATAGGTGAAAAAAGTTCTTGACTTTTATCCTTTGGCGATGGTATAATACGCAGTATGAAAAAATCAAGAAACAAAACACGCGCTCATTTTATCCTCTTTGCCGAGGACACGCCTTTTCGTTCTAGAAAAGAGGTGGATCGGAAGAAGAGAAATAAGCGTGGTTATTCTAAACACAAAGTGAGGTATGTATAATGAGATTATTCGTGATACTATTTTTGCTAGGTGGCTGTGCGGGTAGTTTACCCTCAGAAGACCCTTGCATAACATGGATGCACGATGTGTGCCACTGTAGAGCGAACAACAACAAAACTGTATGGTGGCCTGAACCCACTAATTGGGAGAGAGTAGTCGAGGCTTGCAGAAGCCTGTGAGTGCTATAGAAGGAATAACCGCCACAGCCGCTGCTATGCCTAAGTCTTATGGACAGAAGCAAGTAGTAACTCGTGTGTACGATTCTGATAGAGATGGGATGCTCAAGGTAGTTCAAGACGTTTACTTAACGACTGTGTACGATTCTAGTGGTAAAATAAGTCAAGTTACTACCGCGCATACTGTAGACTATTTAGTATAGGAACGAAAATGAAACACAATGTCGTGATAGACGGTGATGCAGTTGATAGAATTGTAGCCAAAGAAATGGATTATGAAATTGATAGACTAATCCGAGTCTTAAAATGGCGAAGAAAAGGTAGTCAAGGTGGAATTTTCCATCATGACGCAGATAAAGACTGTGCTGAAATTAAACGCCACATTTCAGCATTTTCAACAGTAAAGGCGTACTTTAGTGAGGAGTAAAAATGGATATAGTAGTAGCCTTAGGGTTAGCTCTATTGGTGGCAATTTATGAGCCAGGTAATAGAGAATTAAATGAAGCGTGTAGACAAGAAGTTGCCGATGGCCTTCACGAGTCTATGATCCAGTGTCGGGAATGGTATAGACCTAACCGATAAAATTTAAGAGCCTGTAAGCTCAATATTCACTAGAGCTGTCTCTAGTAGATGGTTGCGGGTTGACTTCCCGTCAGGCTCACCAGTACAGGAGAAATATGAAATACTTAAACATCTACGAACTAGCGCAAGCGTATGGCGGCCCAGAAGAAGGTGGCTGGTGGTACACTTACGGAGAACCCGTAGAAAGCACAGCAGTTATAAATCTACAACAATCTATAAAGACTTGTGATAACCTAAACGCTAAGTTTAGAAAGTTTAAAAGTGGTTATGCGATGGGTTTTGGCGATCACGATGGTGTAGACCCAGATGGTTTTGGGGATGACAATTATTTAATTAGAGGCGGAACGTGGGGCGACAAGAAGCTGAGAGCTCGTATAGAAGACCACCCTGCAGAAGCCTTTCCACAGGAGAGACCTCGTTATGAGTAAGAGTTTGATAAATCCAAATTGGAAAAGAGCTGACATACTAAGAATGCGTCGTCAGGGTAAGAAAACCGTATCACACGGTAGCTATCGTGCAAAGCGAAAGCCAAATTCCCCACGAGTACGAAACGCATCATGATGTTTGTAGCCGTTCTAGAAGGAAGATACTCTGAGCATTCTTATGTGCTCGGAGTATTTGACTCTATGGGTAAAGCTAAAAAAGCCACAAGAATAGAAATTAGGCGCAGAAGTAAAAATAAGTATCTAAGTAAGACTGAATACAATTCAACTATAATCCCCGTTCGTATGAACATACCATTGACCGCTTGGACAGTGGAGGATTGGCCCGGTGAGGAGATTCATGATGAAGAAGATAGTACTATTGGTAATCCTTTTAATATTTAGCTCACTAGCATACGCAGACGAAGTAACCTGTCTAGCAAAGAATATTTTTTATGAAGCACAAAATCAGCCCGTATTGGGCATGGTAGCTATAGCGGATGTGACTCTTAATAGAGTAAAAGATCCTCGATGGCCGAATACAATTTGTGCAGTAGTAGAACAACGAAGATGGATAAAAAAGAGGCTAATTTGTCAGTTTAGTTGGTTTTGTGACGGAAAGAGCGATAGTCCTAAACCGGAAGCTTTGAAGGCATTTAACTTATGTTACATGCTTGCAGAGTTGCGATTAAATAATTCAGGGATGAGTGTATTACCGAAAGATGTGTACTGGTATCATAACGATAGTGTACAGCCGTACTGGGCCTCCGCTTACAGTCCCTACGCGACAATAGGCGATCACACCTTCTATTCAGATATTAAGTACAGTTTTTAGATCAGGTGGGAAGAATGTGTCAGGTTTAAGTACCTTTCCATCTTCCCTTTTTATTGGCCTAAAATCAGGGCCAAGTTTGCTTAAATTACTTTTGTGAACTTCCTTAAAACAATCATCTAAGTCTATTCCAAAAGCATGCCCTGCTCCGTAAACCACATAGAGAAGATCAGTAAGTGCGTCAGCGATTTCAACCATATTCTGGTTATCAATCCCATATTGCAGTTCATCTAGTTCTTCTTCTATCAAATCTAAACGAAGACGTTGTACAGAATCTTCAGGAAAAGAAGGTTTTATCCTTACCTCCTGCTCCATTGATTCCATAAAATCGCCTACTAATTCAAAATTGCTTCCATCCATTAGATTTCTTTAGTTCCTTTCTTAAGAATTTGTGCTCTTTGACGCTTACGCTCTCTAGTTTTAGCAGCTTGTTTCGCTTTGTGTCTTTTTGAGCTTCCCTTTTCAAAGTATTGTTTCTCCTTGTACTCAAAGATAGTTTCCTTTGACCTTCTACGAAGAATGCTTAGTGCACTCTCGATATTATTATTCCTTACTTTTATTTTCATAATTTTATTGCTAATAGTACTAATATCGCTAATTGTATAAGTATTACTATTAGTAGTTCTAATCCTAATATAGTGTGATACCACACCCATCGCGTTTTATACGCATTTTCAATCGTCAAGTCGTCGGGGCTTGGCTCGCTCCAAAATTTTAACTTCTTTAACTTCATACCGTAAAACTAACACCGCAACCACATACGTCCTTTACATTTGGATTTTTTAATTTTAGTGACGATCCAAATAGTTCACTTACATAATCCACAGTGCTTCCTGCAACCGCTAACTGTGCACCTTCTCCATGAATTACAATTAAATTCTCAATCACCTCATCTTTAGTACCAATATTATCAGTATAATCCCAATGGTAATTAAATCCTGCACACCCACTAGGTTTAACACTTAAACGTACATATTCTTTGTTTTGCTGAAGACATTTATACTTAAGATATGTTCGTGCATAGTCAGTTATCTTTAACATTCCTTTCCTCATAGTCGCGTATCGCGGCCTTTATAGCGTCTTCTGCAAGTACGCTACAATGTATTTTTACAGGAGGTAGTGCAAGTTCTTCTGCTATTTGTACATTTTTTATTTCTTCTGCTTCCCCTAGTGTTCTTCCTTTAACCCACTCTGTGAGCAAAGAGGATGAGGCAATCGCAGAGCCACACCCATAAGTCTTAAACTTAGCGTCTTTAATGACATTACCTTCTACCTTAATTTGTAGACGCATAACATCTCCACAGGAAGGTGCTCCCACCATACCTGTACCTATATTATTTTCTTTTGGATCAAACTTCCCTACGTTACGAGGATTCTCGTAATGATCCAATACTTTTTCTGAATATGCCATTTAATGGTACGCACACGGATCGTCTTTGCTGTACCACATTCCGCATACGTCGCAGAAATAACAACAATTATTTTGATATTCACAATCTGGATTATTACATATTTCGCTATATTGTTCCATCATGCGAGCAAGTCTAACAATGTAGGGAGTACTCGCAGATACTTTTCTTGTTATACTCATCCTTTATCTCCAAGGTAACATAGTCATACCAAACATATTTAGTATAACTTCTATTAAAATAAAAACTATTAGACACGGCCCTAACTGCCATGCCCACCACTTCCAACCTTCTAAATTACCGGCCCAAGTAGCTAATTTACTTTCTCTAGCTTTATCATAGGCTCCACTCTTTTCACCTATTCTTTCCGCCCAATAGTTTGGATTAAGTGCATTTTTGAAACCTTTAAGTATCTTAACTAGCATGTTTTTTAAATCTCCATCCTTTGGACTTTAAGTACAATACTTGTTTACGTATCGAGTTTGTTGTTCTATCTGGAAACAGCACCTCTAATTCTTCCATTGGGATCTTATAGTAGTATTGGGCTAACAGTCCTTTCTCTTTCGTCGTCCAAGGTTTTTTCTTATAATTTCTCATGCACACATTATACAATAAACAACATCATTTGTCAAGAATTATTTTTAACTGCACATTCTAAAAATGTTTCTTGACAAGTGATGTTATTTCTTGTATAATATACACAACTGAGAAATCTACACCTAAGGAGACGTAACTTGATAACTACAGTTGGTGCTTTTATTATATTTTCTGTATGCTTAGCAGGGTGCGGTATGCACGCGTACTTTGTAGGTAGACGAGTAGGAATTGAACAAGCCGTGGACTATATGGCAGACAATGGACATATTGACGTAGAAGATTAAAGTTTGGAAGTCATGCTTAATCCCCACTATCGGGCAAATGGATGGGTTGCATGGCTAAATCGTAACAGGCATTGCCATGCCAAGCAAAGGAGGAGAAAACCTTATGAAAAAAACAATCCTAGTCGGATTGCTAGCCCTAATAATAGCCCCAGAAACGCTCGGTGCTACGACTATCTCAAAGAGTGAAGCGTATACACTGTGCAAACAAAAAGTAATTAACGAGCAAAATGCGAGTCGTGTAAAGCTGAAGAAGATTAGAGAATCTGCGGATGCTTATAATATTCAACTTATGCATTATACGCCTGCCGGTAGGCAAAGAACTTTGTGCACAATAAATAAGAAAGAATATGAAGTTCTATTATCTGCCATGCTCTAGTAATGGAAAAATAGTATGTTTGGAATGATTAAAATGCTTCCGATCATCCTAATTGTTGGTGGTGCGGGATACGCGTATCATAAAGTAGTAATAAATGAGAAGGATAACCGCATCACTCAACAACAAATGGAATTAGCATCGGCACAACAGCATAATGTAGCTCTTCAAACCGCAGCAGCGACGAATGAGGCTACAATTAAGAATATGCGGGAAAAGATGAAAGTCCAGCAGGAGGCTTTCACTTTGCTTACAAAAAAGCATAACAATCTTGAAAGAGAAAAGACAGAGTACCTTAGTGTATTTAAAAGACATAATCTCACTAAGAGTGCTAGAGCGAAACCAGATTTTATGGAACCAAAGATTAACAACGGGACGAAAAAAGTATTTCGTCAAGTAGAAGCAGATAGTAGGGAATTAGATGAAGCCGATGATACTGAAAGCGAGCGTGCTTTCGATAATCCTGAGTAGTGGATGTGCGAGTTTACCAAAATTTGATTTTACACCACCACCTCCGGTAAAAGTAATAACTGAAGAAATCCCAATAGAGATTTATCAGCCTCCCTTACCTCAACAAATAACCTTGCAAGATGTTACTTGGTTCATTATTACTAAGGAAAACTGGGAAGAATCAATAGCAAAAGTAGAAAAATTATTAGGTGGAGAGTTTGTAATATTTGGACTAACTCCCCCAGATTATGAAAGTATGGCGTATAACTTACAAGAGATTCGTAGATTTATACGACAACAAAAAGAAATTATTTTATACTATAGACAAGCAACTGAAGTAGCAGATGAAGCAGAGGAGTGGTTAGAGAAGAACGAAGAGCTTCAAAATGAAGATTGAGAATGAAGTAAAAGAAAATAGATTTATTAACTGGCTTAAAAAGTTATGGTATGAAGAATACGCGCTTACGATATGGTTTGTAGGGCGCAAAGTAATAGATGAAAAAGGAAGGGAGGAATACGAACGCACCCCTAAAAAGTACGAAGTTAAAGACATTAAAACTTTAAAACCCCATCTTATTAAATTCGAAGACATGGACGGTCAAGAAGTTGAAATAAGATCAGAAGAGCCCATGAACTGGGATCTAGTAAAGAGATATTAACATGGATAAATGTGAATGCCCAGAATGTTTATGCAACCCCTGCGTGTGTAGGAAAGGAGAAAATGAATAGAGAATCGGTATATAAGCAATTAGTAATTGATGAAGGAGTAAAGTATGAAGTCTACAAAGACCATTTGGGATATGCTACTCTTGGAATTGGCCATCTAATTACAGAGTATGATGAAGAAAAAGGACAGCCGTTAGGTACTCCTGTTTCAAAAGAAAGAGTACAGTCTTGTTTCGAAAAGGATCTTGATATTGCTATCAATGAGTGTAAGATGCTCTATGATCCTTATTACGAGGACTTCCCTGAGGAAGTACAAGAAATACTTGTAAATATGATATTTAACATGGGGCGTCCTAGACTGTCCCAGTTCAAAAACTTCAAAGCAGCTCTTGAAAGATCAAATTGGAAAATTGCTGCCTTTGAAGGACGTAATTCAAAATGGTATCGACAAGTAACAAATCGAGCCGAAAGATTAATGACTAGAATGGAGAACGTCAATACGTGAGCTGGGATTGGCATTGGATAAGTTGGTTTAAAGGAACACCTTTTCAATGGGGTGAATTTAGATTTAATAGTGGTAATCCATATAAAAGTTATAGATGTGGACCATTACTTATTCGTGTGTTTATAGTGGAGGCATCGTCGCTATGAGCTCTGTAAATATTGTTGCCTATACCCAAGCAAAGGTAGAGGCAGAGGATTTTATCGCTTATTGCGCTAGAGTCAGTAATCCAGAAAATCAAAATAATAGTAAGACAGCTCCCAAGCTGTTAGCTTACTTAATAAAAAACCAACACTGGAGCCCGTTCGAGATGGCTTCAGTAACTATGGAAATAGTAACTACACGTGATATTTCCCGTCAAATACTGCGTCATCGCAGCTTTTCTTTTCAAGAGTTTTCTCAACGGTATGCTGTGTCAGAAGACTTTAGTTTGCGAGAAGCCAGGCTTCAAGATAAAAAGAATCGACAAAACTCTGTCCACCTTAACCCTGACTCTACTAAAGAGAGTGCTATTGAAGGACACTGGTATCTTCAACAAGCAGAGATTATAAAAAGAGCTAAAGAAGTTTATAAGTGGGCTTTAGAAGAAGGTATTGCAAAAGAACAAGCCAGAGCTATACTACCCGAAGGAAACACAGAAACAACCGTATATATGGCAGGTACTTTACGTAGCTGGATTCATTATTGCCAATTACGTAGAGCTAATGGTACTCAGCTAGAGCATCAAGAAATAGCTGAGATGTGTTGGAAAAAATTAGAAAGTATATATCCTAATGTAATTGAAGCATGTGAATCGGTGGAGGCATCGTCGCTATGAGCTGGGATTGGCATTGGATAAGTTGGTTTAAAGGAACACCTTTTCAATGGGGTGAATTTAGATTTAATAGCGGTAATCCATATAAAAGTTATAGATGTGGACCATTACTTATTCGTGTGTTTATGGTGGAGGCAAATGGTTGATCAATTAAAAGCAGATGAATTTGCAAAGTACCTAGGTTTTAGTGAGTTTGCTGCGCGTCTTCCAAGAGGTAATAAGGATATTTATATAACCTGCGACGGGGTCGGAACAAAACTATATGTAGCAAACTGGTATAAAAAATGGGATACTATAGGTATAGATTTGGTTGCTATGTGTGCAAATGACCTTCTAGCTTGCGGAGCAACGCCTTCAGCTTTCATGGACTACTATGCGGTAGATACTTTAAACCTTGATAAAAGTAAAGAAATTATTAAAGGTATTAAAAAGGGCTGTGAATTAGCAGGATGTGAATTAGTAGGAGGAGAAACTGCCCAATTAGAAGGAGTCTTTGGATCCCCTCAGGGTTTTGATCTCTGTGGGTTTGCCATCGGAGAAGTACACCAACGAACTAGAATACATTCTAAATTACAAACTCCTAAGGCAGGGGATTATCTTGTAGGAATTCCAAGTAGTGGATTACATAGTAATGGTTTTACTCAAATTAAAAATACATTAGGGCGAGCAGAGTGGATGCTAGAACCTACTCGTATTTATACTAAAGAAATAATTAGTAATTTAGCTAGGATTAAAAGGTGCGCCCATATAACAGGAGGGGGTATAGTTAGAAATCTAAAACGTATTTTGAATGGAAGAACTTATCACTTATTTAACAGACCTTTTGAAGGTATATGGGAAATTGTATCCAGTAAATTTGATCGTGATGAAATGTTAAATACTTTTAATTGCGGTTGGGGTATGATTTTAATTACAGATACCTTAGACCTAAACCTTGAAGATGCAGAACATATAGGAAATGTAATATGAAACCAGGAAATCTTACACCAGGTAAAAAATTTGATCAAGAAAAGCCAATGCTATACTTACTGCCTCCCAAATCTCTAATAGAGATAGGGAGGGTTCTTACACATGGAGCAGAGAAGTACGGCCCAGAAAATTGGCGTAAAGTAGATGATCTACAGAATAGGTACACAAGCGCAGCATTAAGACATATTGTTGCACACATGGAAGGTGAAAAGTATGATGAAGAGACATACTTATCTCACTTAGCCCATGCTATGTGCTGTTTACTATTTAAATTGGAGGATGAATTAATTGAAGAGAGTGAAGAAGCAAGAACACGAGAAACTAACGCCCAGCAATATTACTCACGTCATAGAGCTGCTGTCGAAGGAACGCCCGATAACGAAAAAAGAAGCATGCGAGATTTTGAACATATCGTACAATACAACCCGATTAGCTAAGATAATAGAAGAGCACCACGAAAAGGTAGAATATAGTACTAAACGCAGGAGCATGAACAAGGGCAAGAAAGCCCAACCGCATGAAATTCAAACAGCAGTATTAGAATATCTCCAAGGAGATAATATTTCTGAAATAGCTAAAAGCATGTATCGCTCTGCGGGATTTGTAAAAGGAATATTAGAAAGAATAGGAGTACCACAACGACCCCCTTCAGCAGAAGAACGGGGTAGTCCTGCTTTTTTACCTGAAAATTGTGTAGCAGAAGAATTTGTGCCTGGCGAAAAAGTATGGTCTGCAACGTACCATTCTCCTGCTATTGTGGACAAAGAAATAGAAGTAGCAAACAAGTATGAAAGCAAAGGATACTCAGTATACGTTTTAGAAAAAACAGAAACTTTTAGTGTCGGAGGATTTTATGCTTATGCATTAGCATGTGAATTAGGGAAATTGACACACTTGGAAGAGTACGGAGTAAACCTTACAAAAATCTAGGGGAAGCCAAAAATAGTTCTTGACAAGAGAGGTAAATTTCAAATATAATAGTAGTCTAAAAATGAGGAAAGAATAATGTTACATATTTTAGAAGAGTTGTTAGATACAATTAAGCCAAAGAAAACAAGTTCAAAATTATTGTTGGCTGCAGGAATTACTTCATCGCAACAGTCTGTATTAATACAAGCAGGTAATAGATTAGAAGATTTTTGGAATCATTGTACGGATACTCTTGATGATAGTGCATCAAGTCGTCAAGTGGATTTTTTCTTTGAAAAAGGAGGGAAAAAATATTACTTTGAATTAAAGTCAAATACTAACTTAGATTCTGAAAAAGCTCCCGCCACTATAGAAAAAGTGAAAAAAGTAGCTAAAGAATTAGAAGCAGATATATTTGGTATCCTTAACCCAGTACGATTTGATGATTACTATGAATCTAAGTTGTCCCAAACAATATTTGGTGTTCAAAGTATGATTGACCTTTTGGAACTACCTTTCACTGTAGAACAATATCAAGCTGTATTAGCAAAAAAATTAAAAGAGAAGTTAGTAGGATGTTAAAACCAATAGTTAAGTACCAAGGGGGTAAATCAAAAGAAATTCCTGTTATTAAACAATACGCTAAGAATGCTACTAGGATTGTTGAGCCGTTTGCAGGAGGCGCTGCAGCAGCTTTTTATTTAGGTAAGCCTTCTGTATTATGTGACGTATATCACAATGTAATAAATCTATATCAAGTAGTGGCTAACCCAGATCATTTTACACAACTTCTGCAAGATGTAGAAACGTTAAAGGATGCAGAACATGATGACTTAGAGGCAGAGTATTATGTTGCTCGAGATTATATAAATGAGCATAAAAATTCTACAGACTACGACCCTCAAAAAGCATACTATTATATAGTACTTCGTCAACTTTGTTTCTCTGGAATGGAGAGATACAATGCTGATGGAGATTTTAATGTGCCTTTTGGGCACTATAAAAGTTTTTCATGTAATTTAGAATCAAAGCATCACGAGTTTTTACAAATCTGTGAGCTTATTCATGGAAGCTTTGAAGAAGTACAAGTATTGGAAGGAGATTTTGTGTTTATAGATCCCCCATATTTAGATAGACTGGGTTATACAAAAGGGGACGGCTCTTTAGAGCTACATAAAAATTTACTAAAATGGACACAAAAGTTAACAACAAATTGGCTTTTAATACATTCAGATCATGAATTTTACTTTGAAAATTACTCACATATTTTAACTAATGAGTTTGGCTATTCTCAACGTTTTGGTAAAGACAAAGATCACTCAAATGCTAAAACGTATCATTTATATATAAGTAATGAGCCGAAAGAAATTAAATTTTCTTCAGGCACAAAAGAAGGATTACAAATAGAATTAACAGATTTAATTAGAGATGCAGGGTTAGAAGTGGACAGTTCGATAATCTCTAAACTAACTGGCAAAGCTGCTCAGTATTTTATTAATGTACTATCTTAAAAAAAGTTCTTGACACAAATGTTAAATAGAAGTATAATATGTATTATAAAAATGAGGAAACCAAATGGGCGACCGATTTTATTTTCAACAACAACAAGCAAGAGGAAAACGCAGAATGGCGTGGGACGATGACAAAAAAGCTCAAGCGGTAGAAATGTACGAAGAGCAAAACCCAACTCCAGAAACTTCAATGGAGATTGTGGCAGAAATAGCAGATGAGCTAGGAGAAAGCCCCAACGGGGTTAGGATGATTTTAACAAAAGCTGGAGTCTACATAAAAAAGGCTCAAGCGAATGGGAATGGGGGTGCTTCTGGTGGTGGTACTCGCGTTTCTAAACAAGCTGCACAAGACGCTCTTATTGCGGCTATAAATGATAAGGGTCTTCCTATCGATGAAGATATTATATCTAAATTGACTGGTAAGGCAGCTCAATATTTTACAGGGCTATTGACCGACTAGGATCAACCTCGGGTGAGATTCCCGAGGCCCTTTTTAGGCTACATTTAGGTGTAGGGTAGTAAAAGATTTTACCAACCTGACCTATAAGGAGCCTTGTGAAAAAGGACGAACTAGCTTCTCTTGTAAATGAGTATGGTGATGCAATCATCACTTTTCGTAGTGAGAATTCAAGAAAGTTAAAGTACAATGTATGTACCGCCGACTTTAGCACACCTTACATCCAGAGTAAAAAGAATAGAGCGAAAGAATCTGATGAAACCCTACTACTTTTTTGTTGGGACACAGATTCTTATCGCTTATTAAAACCTAAGAATGTAACGAGTGTTGTTCCCTTGGCTTCTGTATTGAGGAACGACAAATGATTCAACTATATGAAGCACCTGCAGTTTATGAGCATATAATTCATTATGATTACCAAAAAGAAACCCAAATTCGAGTGGTCGTTAGTACTTTTCGTGGTATTGAGTACCTTCATCTTCGGAGGTACTATCTTGATTTTGACGAAGAGTGGAAGCCCTCACCAGAAGGAATTGCTATGCCCCTCGACTTCGACAACTCTAGAGAACTGTTTCGTGCCCTTACCGAAATTCTATCCTTAGCAGAGTCTAAGGCTATTATAGAGGAAAACTTTAAAGACTTACTGGATTCAATTTATTTGGAGTAGTAGCCCTAATTATTCTTGACATTTTCAATTCTTTCAAGTATAATATCTTTATGAATGAGAGAACTACGCAAAAAATAAAGAAGCAATACTACGAGGAAGGTACCAGTCCTTTGACTGATACTGAGTGGGATGCTTTGTATGAGGATAACAAAACCGTTGGATATAAGTCCAGTGGTGATGTTAAACATCTTTTCAGGTTACTTTCTTTACAGAAAACCTTTTCCTTAGAAGAATTGGAAATGTGGAGAAAACAATTTGATAGTATCTGTGTCAGAACCCCTAAACTGGATGGCAGCGCTATCTCAGTTCAATATAAGGGTGGTAGACTAGACATTGCTGCAACTCGTGGCGATGGTAAAGTAGGTATAGATATTACTGAAAAAGCACGGTTCCTCGTTCCAGAGGAAATCTGTATTGCTGGTGCAGTACAGATTGATGGGGAGGTAGTAGTACCTAAAGGTTTTGCCAATGCTCGCAACTATGCAGCGGGGTCGCTAAACCTTAAAGATATTAATGTCTATAGAGAGCGTCTATATGATTTATGCTTTATAGCATACGATCTTAAACAATATGAGCTTGGCTACAACCCCTGGAGAATATTTCCAGGGCATTCAAATACTTGGACGCAACTAATGGGTACTCTTTCTAGGGAAGGTTTTAAAACCGTAACTGATGAAGGGCTTTCAGACGTTTACCCTACAGACGGAGAAGTTTACAGAGTAAACAATCTAGCTGAATGGCAAGCACACGGAAGCACCGCTCATCACCCTAGAGGCTCTATGGCTTTTAAAATTCAAAAACAAGGCGTAGAGACTACATTACTAGATGTTGTGTGGCAAGTCGGGAAGTCAGGCGTTGTTAGTCCCGTAGCTGTGCTCGACCCTGTGGAAATTGATGGAGCTAACGTATCAAAAGCCACGCTACACAATATCCAGTATATTCGTGACCTAAATTTAGAACTTGGGTGTAGAGTTGAAGTAATAAGAAGCGGAGAAATTATCCCTCGTGTTGTACGACGACTTGACGAAAAATAAATCTTGACAAAAAACCTGAATTAAAATATAATATACTTTCAAATTTAGAGGAATATCTATGCAAGCTATAATTGCTCCTGAGAGTTGCCCTTCTTGTAGGACAGCTTTGGAGTGGCGGTCTGACTTACTCTACTGTAATAATGACTTATGCGGAGCACAGGTATCCAAACGGCTTGAACACTGGGGCAAGACCTTAAAGATTAAAGGACTTGGACCTCGTACGATAGAAAAGTTGGAAGTAGAAAATCTCTATGAGTTATACGATTTAACCGAAGAGATGATTATAGAAAGACTTTCCTCTGAAAAATTGGGTGAGAAGCTCTATATGGAACTTCAAAACTCTAAAACCGCATCTATGAATGCGGTGTTACCGGCTTTCAGTATACCTTTGATCGGAAAGTCTGCAACTGAGAAACTATCAAAGTATCTTACATATATATTTGAACTAAGAACTGATAAGTGTCAAAAGGCAGGACTAGGACCAAAGGCAACTGAAAATTTAATGCATTGGTATGAGTTAGAATTTATTCCTTTTTTACAAGATTTACCTTTTGATTGGAAATTCGAAGAGGCACAAACTGTGAGATATAGTAGAGGAACAATTTGTATTAGTGGTAAACTTACAAGTTTTAAAACTAAAGCACAAGCAGAAGATGTTTTAACTCGAAAAGGATATATAGTAAAAAATAGTCTTACCAAGGATGTATCCATTTTAGTGAATGAATCCGGTATAGAGTCTGCAAAGACAAAACAAGCCCGAGAAAAGGGCATTAAAATTATAACTAATCTACTAGATTTTATAGGAGAAATCAATGGCGACGTTGCCTAAGTGGACAGATGAGCGTACCGACGAGCTCACTAATTTTGTCGGTGATGAATCCCCAGTATCACAAGCTACTGTAGCAGAAGCTGCAGACCAGCTTGAGACTACTACACGGTCAGTTTCTAGCAAACTGCGAAAGATGGGCTTTGATGTAGAGCTTGCCTCTTCCAAAGCTACTAGCAAATTTACAGCAGATCAAGAAGCTACTCTTTCTGCTTTTGTCACAGACAATAGCGGTGAGTACACTTATGCTCAAATTGCATCTCATTTTGAAGACGGCGCTTTTAGTGCTAAGTCTATTCAAGGTAAGATTCTTTCCATGGAACTTACTGACCATGTTAAGCCTGCACCTAAGGTTGAAACTGTAAGGACTTATACTCCTGCAGAAGAAGATACCTTTGTGTCTATGGTTAATGATGGTGCTTATGTAGAAGCCATCGCTGAAGCTCTCGGCAAGTCCGTGAACAGCGTGCGTGGTAAGGCTATGAGCCTTCTGCGTTCTGGCGACATCGACGCTATCCCCCGTCAGGAGCACACGAAGAGCTCTGCGAAGGAAGACCCTCTTGCAGAACTTGGTGATGTTTCCGATATGACAGTTGAAGCAATCGCTGAGACGATTGGCAAGACTGCTCGTGGCGTAAAAACCATGTTGACTCGTCGTGGTCTGACAGCATCAGATTATGATGGAGCTGCAAAGAAGGAGAAAGCTGCCGCATCGTAAGCAGTAATCTTTCTATATAGCCGTGATGAGGGGTCATTGCGGCTATATTTTTATCGGGGGACTCATTGAACTTAGCAAGTGCTTTTCTTAAGCAGGTATTAGAGCTGCAAGATTTTGAATCTTGGGCATCTGTGCGAAAGCAGTATCTACCCAGTGAATATCATAAGTTATTCACAGAAATAGATAAGCATTGTGAAAAGTTCCATAAGCTCCCGACCTTTGAGGATCTCAAGTACGAACTACGTGATAGTTCTACCAAAGAATTACTGTTCGCAGTAAATTCAATAGATACAGATGCTGATGCATATATGTTGCTTCAGTACCTAAAAAATGAGTACACTCAAAAAGAAATCCTTAACTCGCTTGAGGATTATGTAGATAATTCTATGTCTTTTGAAGACGCAGAAGAATCTGTTGGTCATCTTCATCAGATAGTCTTGGACATCGAAGATAAAGTAGACCTTCAAGACCCACAGGAGAGTATGCAACGTATTCCCCTGTTTGAGTCAGATGACGAAATCGGAAAGTACCTGCCTTTAGGGTTAAATACGGACCACGACTTCGAAATCTCATTCTCCCCCCGAGATTTGATTTTGGTTGGTGGCCGCCGTGGGGCAGGGAAATCCATTACCTGTGCTAACATTGCTAATAATGTATATGCTTCTGGGAAATCAGCTATTTATTTCACTATTGAAATGGATAGCCGTGCAATACTGCAACGGTGTTGTGCGATAGCTACCGAGATCCCGTTCTCTAGGCTAAAGAGTAAAAATCTTAGCATAGTAGAGTGGGAGAAGGTAGCGACCTGGTGGGCCAATAGGTACCAAGATAGTCAAGATAAGTTAACAGAGTATCGAGAACATCGAGACTTTGAAAAACTCCATGATAATTTACGTTCTAACTGTGAGCTTCTCCCGACTCAACAGTTGGATGTAATTTATGACCCCTCTCTTACTATCTCAAAAATAAGAGCCGAACTTGATAAAAAAGTAAAAGGAAAAATGGATGTAGGCGTTATTATTGTCGACTATATCAATCAAGTTAAGCGCTCTTCTATGCCTTCAAGAAGTGGGCAGTACGATTGGACAGAACAGATAGAAGTTAGTAAAGCACTTAAGAGTATGGCTCAAGAATACGAAACCCCAGTATTTGCGCCTTACCAAACGGACGCTAGCGGCGAAGCTCGATTTGCCAAGGGTATATTAGATGCTGCGGATGCGGCATATAGTATGGAACCTTGGTCACAAGAGGATCATTGTATGACCTTTAACTGTGTAAAAATGAGAGCAGCCGCTATGCGTTCTTTTACCTCGACCATGAACTGGGAGACGCTAAAGATAGGACCTGATACCGCTTTAAATCCGAAAGAAAGTGCAGATAATGACTTAAAAACGGGCGAAGAAATAGACGACATCTAAAAATAGTTCTTGACATTTTACGTTATTTTTAGTATAATATATGTAATTTCGTGGAGGCTTTATGATTATAAAGGGAAGTATGAGGTATACTATGAGTGGCAGGAAAAGAACAACCATACGAGCGAAAAAAAGGCAGGTGGAGTTTATGCAGCTTCATTCCAAGAAAGAGCCTGTTCGTAGGGAAACTATAGACTACCCCTCAGTACCTTTGACCCCTTATAGACCACAGCCCAGAAACGATTGGAAGTCAGAAGCTAGTTCTGAATATACCATTGCACCTGCATACAACAAGGGTGCATATCAAGTAATAAGCAAGGAAAATATAAAGGATATAGGTAAGTAAATGTGATAATGGCATTTTTACTTATTGTAATCATAGATGGAGAACCGGAAGATACCGCTAATATGTATTTCAGAGATATAAATAGGTGTAACTATTTTTCAGATAGGATTGAACGTGGCAGATACGGTCGATTTAGACGGGAGTCACAATATAAAGTAACGGCGTATTGTACGCCACGGATGGTAGCAGTGGGGACACAATTTTGGGACTAGCAAGCGCAGAACAATTAGTAGTAAACTATAGGGAAATTCAACAGGATCTCACCGAATTAAATGGAGATGGAAATAGAGATAACAATCTTGATTATGGGGAAGGTGAAAGCCCTAAAAAAGACTCTGGTTTGGAGCATATAGAAATTGACTCAGACCAAGGTTGTTGAATGAATGTAGAAACCTTACTAGAGGATAGAAAAATTCCCTTCATGCCTAAAGCAGGAGACTTCGTTATACAATGTATAAATCCTGACCATGAAGATAAGAATCCTAGTATGAGAGTAGACCAGATTACTGGTATATTCCATTGTTTTGCGTGTGGTTATAAAGGAAATTTGTTTCACCATTTTGGGGAAAGAACAAATCATTTACAACAAAAGCGAGACTTTTTCAAGAAGAAAATTATACAGAAGCGCTCTGAAAATCTTGATTTGTCCTTTCCTCAAAATTCCATGCCTTATGTGGGTAATTGGAGAAATATTAAGCCTGAAATTTATAAAAAGTTTGAGGCTTTCCTTCACCACGGAGTAGATTATATAGGAAGAATAAATTTTCCTATAAGAGATATTTCGGGTAATATAGTTGCGTTTCAAGGGCGGCATACAGCAGACGGAAGGCCTAAGTATAAGTTTACGCCACCAGGGGCAAAGCTCCCTCTTTTTCCAGTTGTTGAGTGCATTAAAGGTTCAGTCATTGTAGTGGAAGGAATATTTGATATGATAAATCTTCATGACAAAGGACTTACGAACACTGTGTGTTGCTTTGGAACAAATAACTATAATGAGTCTAAGCTATCTCTGCTTAGAGCTCAAGGAGTAGAATATATAGAAGTATTTTTTGATGGGGATGAAGCGGGACAGAAAGCCGCAGAACCTTTAATAAGTATGTGTGAGAAAGTTGGTCTCGTAGCTAGGAATATTCATTTAAAGAATACTGATCCTGGTGCACTTACGCAACCTTCAGTAGATAAATTGAGGAAAACATTATATGGCTAAAGTTGCCTTAGTAGAAACTAAACCGAGTAGGACGGATTACAGAAAAGAGTTTGATGGTGCATTTGAGTTTGACCAATATCAACTCTGCTCTGATCCTTCAATTAAAAAAGTATTAAAAAGAGATTGTGATATTAGTTTAGATACTAATAGCTATGACTGGGTAATCCTAGTAGGTAGTGAATCTTTTAAATACTTTGTAAAGGGTGCTACATCTATAACCGAGTCGTCAGGCTCAAAAGTAGATAAAAAATTCTTACCTGTGATTAACCCTGCAATGCTTAAATTTAAGCCAGAAGTAAGAAAAACATGGGAAGCCTCTAAAAGTAATATAATTAAGCATATCGGTGGCGAAATCGAAGATGTAGTTATTGATGAAACCATTGCTTTCGGAATTAAAAATACGGAAGGGTGCAATAAATATATTATGAAGGCTCTTCATAGTCCAAATCCGATAATTGCTCTTGACTCTGAGACTACTGGCTTATACCCTAGAGATGGGCATATGTTAGGAATTTCTTTATGTTTTGACGGGGTAAGTGCCGCATATTTAGACACGGACTGTTTTACAGATACAACCGAAAGGCTGCTTCAAGAGCTTTTTAATAGAAAAACAGTAGTATTCCATAATGCTAAATTTGATATGGCTTTCTTTGAGTATCATTTCAACTTTAAGTTCCCTAATTTTGAAGATACAATGTTACTTTCTTATCTTATTGATGAGAATCCTGGCAATCATGGACTAAAAGCACTAGCAATTAAGTACACTCCCTATGGCGATTATGAAAAGCCTATGCACGAGTGGATGGACGTTTACCGCAAAGAACACGGTATACTTAAAAACGAATTTGATTGGGCATGCATTCCTTTTGACATAATGAAGACTTATGCAGCTATGGATGCCTTATGTACTTATTTATTGTTTGAAAAACTTAAAAAGATTAAAGAAAACCCCAAATTAAAGTGGGTATATGATAATATTCTTATTCCTGGCACTCGATTTTTAACTGATGCACAGGATAATGGTGTGCCTTTTGACAAAAAAAGATTATATATGGCACAAGAAATAATGCAAAAAAATATTGATACAGCAGTAGACAAGCTGTATCAAAATCCGCGAATAACAGAATGGGAAAAAATTAATGGAAAAGACTTTAATCCTGCTTCTACTGTTCAGCTACGTTCCCTTCTTTTTGATACATTGGGTCTCAAGCCTACTGGAAAGAAAACAGGCACAGGTGCAAACTCAACGGACGCAGAAGTACTCGGAGAGCTTAGCCGACAATCTGAAGTTCCTGGACTTATCCTTGACATACGTCAACGATCCAAAATTAAAAATACTTATTTGGACAAAATCATACCGCAACTGGATAGAGATGGGCGGTTACGCACATCGTTTAATCTTCATAGTACAACTAGCGGTCGCCTCAGTTCTTCTGGTAAACTTAATATGCAGCAGCTTCCTAGGGATAACCCTTCTGTAAAAGGATGTATTAGGGCTGGATGGGGCAAAAGAATTGTTGCAATGGACTTAACAACAGCAGAAGTGTATGTTGCTGCAGTTCTTGCAGAAGATAAAGCACTGATGGAAGTATTTCGTTCAGGAGGAAACTTTCATAGTAGTATTGCTAAAACAGTATTTAAACTACCATGTGAGGTAGAAGATGTAGATGCACTCTACAAAGATAAAAGACAAGCCGCCAAAGCTGTTACTTTCGGTATCATGTACGGTGCGGGGCCAAAGAAAATTAGTGAACAAGTTACTAAAGATTCTGGCAATTATTTTAGTCCACAAGAGGCTAAGGAAGTAATTGATGATTACTTTCAAACTTTTCACAAATTACGTTCTTGGATTGATAACAATCAACGTTATATAGAACAGAACGGTTTTATTTATAGTTTCTTTGGTAGAAAGAGGAGGTTGCCAAATGTCAAATCTTCGGACGCGGGCATCAAGAGTCATAGCGTTAGGTCTGGTCTTAATTTTTTGGTGCAGTCTACTGCTTCTGATATTAATCTCTTGGGGGCTATAGATATGCATAGTTATATACTGGCAAATAATATGAAGGCTAGAATATTTGCTCTTGTACATGATTCTATTCTGGCAGAAGTTCCAGATGAAGAAATTGATCATTATTCAGAACAGCTACAAAAATGTGTGCAGTTAGATAGAGGTATTAAAATTCCAGGTGCTCCTATTGGATGTGACTTTGAAATAGGAGGTGACTATTCAATGGGTAAATTTGAGAAACTGTATAATGATATTTAAAAAAGTTAAATTCGTTAAAGATAACGAAGAATATACATTAGATTGTCTCCCTAATACTGATATATACAAGTTGTGTAAATTATTGGACAAGGGCGGGGCAGAAAATATAAGAACATGCACAGTTTACGAGACGGTCGATGATTTGTACATACAAGGACGTTCTACGCGTAACCTTTCCAGTGTTCCACCTACCCAGCGACAACTGGAGCTGTTCTGATGGATTACTACTTATAGAAAATCAAATAGTAGATGATCGAAATATGTCGGGAGATTCTTTAGGGCTAAGAAGAATACAGACTCCTCATAAGAATTTGTTACCTCTTCGAAGGTCTGTGTTGAATCTTACCGGCATAATTAAACAAAATACTTCTACTTTTATTGATTCAAAAGGCAGTCCGTTTATCTATGAAAAAACTGAATGGTTTAAATTGAGGTACTATAAAATTAAGAAAGTAGAAAAGAAAGGGATTGCTTCATTACTGTGGTTACATGGAGTTAGTAAATCTAGTGTTATACCTCGCCCACCTCATACAGACATGAAGTGGGCAGGTATGTTATTATATAACGAGGCTCCCTGGCTTTTATACCAGTACGCGGAAGAAAAACAAAAAGACAGTAAACGGAAAGTATGAAAGCTGTAATAAGTAACCGTATTTATTTACAAGTAACGGATGAGTATAAAGAGGTTTTAAGTAAAGAACTTACTTATACAATTCCTTCATACAATCCAAAAGACCCGCCTATAGTGATAAAGAATATGGCTCGTATTCGTGGCGGGTTGGTTACTATACCTGTAGGAAGAACGGATTTAATACCAGACGGCTACGAAATAGTAGATAGTCGAATTAACATGCCTGTCAAACTTCCTGAATTTAAGCATGATTTACGGCCTAGTCAAAAAGATGTTTATGATGAGGTCGAAGACAACTGTATAATAAACGCTTGGGTAAGTTGGGGAAAGACTTTCACGGGGTTGGCAATCACAGGAAAACTCGGACAGAAAACTCTTGTTGTTGTACATACAGTACCCCTACGAAACCAGTGGGCAAAAGAAGTAGAAAAAGTATTTGGTTTTAAACCTGGCATTATTGGCAGCGGGAAATTTGATATATCCCCTCCTATCGTGATAGGGAATACCCAGAGTTTATACCGAAATATTCAAAAAGTTTCAAAAGAATTTGGAACAGTTATATTAGATGAGATGCACCATGTAAGTAGTCCAACTTTTTCCAAAGTTATTGACGCAAGTTACGCAAGATATAAGGTTGGATTATCGGGCACTATTGAAAGAAAAGATGGGAAACATGTAGTATTTCGAGATTATTTTGGAAGCAAAGTAATAAAACCACCGAAAGAAAACTATATGACTCCTAAAGTTCATATCTATCGTTCAGATATACGATTTATGGATGGAGCTAAAACCCCGTGGGCTACAAAAGTCACAGAGCTTTCTTATAATGAGGACTACTTACATAGCGTATCTATGCTGGCCGCTTTTTATGCTGAAAAGAACGGGCACAAAGTTTTAGTAGTAAGTGACCGAGTTCATTTTCTACAAACTTGTGCCGAACTTGCAGGAGACAAAGCAATATGTATTACAGGCGAGATACCGCATGAAGAAAGAGAAACACTTATGTCTAAAATTACAAGAGGAGAGGCGAATATATTGTTTGGTACTCAAGCAATATTTTCAGAAGGTATCTCCTTGGACGACCTTAGTTGTCTAATTTTAGGCACACCAGTAAATAACGAACCCTTATTAACACAGTTAATAGGACGAGTAATAAGAAAAAAGGAGGGGAAAAAGGATCCTGTAGTAATCGACATACATCTAAAAGGGAATACTGCAAGAAGGCAGGCTTCCAACAGGATGGGGTACTACATGAAACAGGGTTACAAGATACAGGAACTTTAAAAAAATAGTTCTTGACATCAATCCCTTTTTTTGATATAATATGCTCTTGTATAATTGGAATAAAATCTTTACACAGTGTGAATCTAATCCTGTGGAGATTGTTAGAGTTCTTAAGATGTTAGTGGAAAAGCAAATTCCCTCTAATAGATACGATAAGATATATAAATATTCTGACGTTGATTTTAGTGGAGATTGTTTTCTAATACATCCTGATGTACTTTTATTTAATTCATACAAATATACCTATAGAGACGTATGTATATACGTAGCTTTAGCTAGCAGACGTTCTTACGCTGAGTACAGAGCGTTTGGCAAACGAACTCTGGATATGATACATTTACCAGAGGAACCAATACTTATGGAAGACTACAGTCTACTTTATGTAGAAAATGAAGAAATTCATTTTGTATACGAAGAAGACCCCACGGAGAAACATTAAAATGGCTATATCATTTAACCAGCAGAAGGGGTCTGCTCAAAAAACCTCTATTTCAAGCTACCAGTACAAAGATGGGGATAATGCCATCCGCATCGTAGGCGACATTCTTGCTCGCTATGTTTACTGGATTAAGGGCGAAAATGACAAGAATATTCCTTTGGAATGTCTGTCTTTCGACCGCAATGCTGAATCCTTTAATAACAAGGAAAAAGATTGGGTTCGTGAATTCTACCCTGATCTTAAGTGTGGCTGGAGCTATGCCACTCAGTGTATTCATAACGGCGAAGTAAAAGTTGTGAATCTAAAGAAAAAGCTCTGGGAGCAGGTTATTACTGCTGCTGAAGATTTAGGCGATCCTACAGATCCAAAAACTGGATGGGATATAAAATTCAAGCGTGTTAAAACTGGCCCTCTACCTTATAATGTAGAGTACCAGCTTCAGCCGCTAAAGTGCAAGCCTAGTGCACTAAATGATGCGGAGATGGAGCTTGTAGCTGAGCTTAAGTCTATGGATGAAGTAATGCCTCGTCCTACCCCCGACGCTCAGAAAGAGCTGCTTGACCGAGTACGTGAAGCAAGCACTTCTGAAATTGATGAATCTATTGAAGAAGAGTTTAAAGTTGGATGATTTTATTTACGGCCGATTGGCATCTAAAGTTGGGACAGAAAAATGTCCCTTTAGAATGGGCTGAAGCTCGCTATAAAAATTTCTTTAATCAAATAAGTGAATTAGAGAAAGAATGTAACATGCACATAATAGGGGGCGATCTTTTTGACCGCCTTCCTAGCATGGAAGAGTTAAGGCTTTATTTTTCTTTCATTAGACAAGTTAGAATTCCTACCTTGATTTATGACGGAAACCATGAGGCTACAAAGAAGCATAAGACCTTTTTTACGCATTTAAAGCAAGTATCTAGGGATATAAATCCACTAATAAATATTGTGGATATATCTTATATAGATAATGATTTGGGCTATGGTGTTTTACCCTATGCAGAGTTGCACAGGAAAAACGCTTTAGCCCATTTTAATAAGGCTCAACCCTTATTTACACATGTTAGAGGAGAGATCCCTCCTCATGTAAAACCTGAGATTGACTTAAAATTATTGGAAGATTTCCCTATCGTATTTGCTGGAGATTTACACGCTCATAGCAATACTCAGGGAAATATAGTATATCCAGGAAGTCCTATGACAACTTCTTTTCATAGAAATGAAGTTGAAACAGGATATTTACTTATTGATAGCAAGGATTGGTTTTGGACATGGCACAAATTTGAATTGCCACAACTGTTAAGAAAAACAGTATCAAGTCCAGAAGAAATGCTTCCAACTGATTATCATCATACAATTTATGAATTAGAAGGCGATATTCAAGACCTCTCAAAAGTAAAAAATACAGAACTACTAGATAAGAAAGTAGTAAAAAGAAGTAGTGAAGCAACTCTTATTTTGGACAAAGAAATGAGTATTGCAGACGAGCTGTCAGAGTATTTAGAATATATTCTAGAGCTGCCTAAAAACAAAATATCTAGCATATTGGGAACTTATAATGATTACGCTAAAACGGCTACAGTGGAATAACTGTTTTAGTTATGGATCAAATAATGAATTATTACTTGACGATAACACAGTAACCCAGATAATAGGAACAAATGGTACAGGTAAGTCCTCTATTCCTTTAATAATAGAAGAGGCTCTATACAACAAAAACTCAAAAGGAATTAAAAAAGCCGATATTCCAAATCGGTACGTTGGTAAAGGTTATAACATAACCCTTGCTTTCACAAAAGATGAAGATATTTATATAGTAAGTATTGATAGAAAAAATTCTATTAAAGTAAAACTTGAGAAGAACGGGGCAGATATTTCTAGTCACACTTCTACAAATACTTATAAAACAATCCAAGAGATAATTGGGGTGGACTTTAAAACATTTTCGCAGTTAGTATACCAAAACACAAATAAAAGTTTGCAGTTTTTGACAGCTACAGATACGAATAGAAAGAAGTTTTTAATTGACTTATTACACCTAGAAAATTATGTAGAATTGTTTGATATTTTCAAGGAAGAAGCTCGAATAATTACTCTTGAGATAAATGGTATACAATCAAAAATTGCTACCATAGAAAAATGGTTAGTAGATAATAAATTGAGTGATACTACCATACTACCGATGCTAAAATTAGAAATTTCTACGGTTGCGGAAGAGAAGGAGTTCCGTCATCTCACGAAAGAAATTGAAAATATTTCGGAAAAAAATAAAAAAATTGCAAAAAATAATCACTTCTTGCACTTATTAAGAAAAATTAATTTACAGGAAGCACAAGATTGTAAAATAACTGAAAAGAAGTCGTATGACTCTCTTCAGTCACAAAAAGGTACTCATTCTCAAGTCGCAGCGGGGTCTCAACGCCTTTTAACAAAGTTAGAAAAATTAGGAGATGTCTGCCCTACTTGCGAACAGGAAGTTGATTCAGATTTTATAAAGTCTTTAATC